AAATCATAGGTACCTTCAAATACAACATATGCGTTAGTTAGAACTATTTTTGCCATGATTAAGGAGTTACATCCTTAACGATTGCACCTGTGATTGGCCATGTAACAGAAGCAGTTGCTAATTCGCCTACTGCACCATTTACTGGAGTCCACTCTGAAATCAAAGCGCTGAACTGATATTGAGGCGAATCAGCAGAGATTGCAGCATTTACAGGCTGTACCTGAATTACTGCTACTGTTCCTAGTAGTGGGTAGATTGTTGCTTCTACTTCACCTGCTGCGAAATCCTGATGGAATTCAAATGTTACTGCGTTGTCAACAAGTCCTGCTTGTCGTGTTCGTGCTGCTGCTGGTACATTTCCGCCACCAAACGCAGTGGTTTCAACTGCGTCCCATGTGGAAGAAAGTGAAACTGATGAAATATGGTCGCTAAGATTTACTCCTGCGATTGTAACATCAACATTTGTTAAGACTATTCTAGCCATTGTTATTTTCTCCTTGTTCGTTATTTACTGAGTTAAAAACAGGAAATTTTGTTTCCTGCTGTACTGCTGGTACTTCTTTTACTGCTGGTGTTACCTTTGCTGCATTTGCGGCTTTGATATGTCCTGCTGCAAGAAGAAATTCAACATCACTTCCTGCCTCTAGTATATCATCTTTGGTAAGTTTCTCATCTTTTACCTTACCGCAAACTTTCTTGTTTGAGATTACTGTATATTCCATTTGCTCTCCTTAGCCCCAGATCGTGAGGTTATAGCGATATGATAAGAAAGACTGCTCACCAGAAGTATATGTACCACTGTCTGCACTTATAACTCTGAGTGTATCAACAAGGCCACCCAATGTTCTGTCTGACTCTAAAGCAGTTTTTATTGATCCATTACCACTTCCAGCCAGGAAATTGTCAAGTTTGTCTTGTCCTGTTCTTTCTGATATTCTTTGAACAATCACAAATACATCAACAGATGCTTGATCTAAACCACGCATATTGTCAACATCAAATTGAAAGTCCAATTGTCCTACTACTGCACATGGCGGAACAATAACATCTGGAATCAAATCATAGACTCTTAAGTTTGATATTGTCTGTAGATTTGCTTTTAATGCATCTCTTACGCCATTTATATTGGAAATTGCCATCTTAGAATGCCAACCCAAAGTTTCTACGATATGTTTTTAGAAGCATCTCAACATCTGGATCTAGACGAGAGTTCAAGCGAACTGTTCCTAGTTCTACAGATCCTGCAATACCAAATGGAGATTGCTTTCTAACAAATAATCTTGATGCCTGAATCTTACAGGCTAATTCTACTTCGTAAGGTATTGCTTTGAAACCCCAGACTCCAGTTATCTTAACTGTCTGAGGAAAGAAGTAAGGAAAGACATATGTCTGTATTGCTAATAGTCTTGTTATTGGCATACCTACTTCTGGATTATTAACAGGCTCATACATTAGGTCTGTGTCTAAGTTCCATATTTGTGTAAATGGTCCAGATTGATTTGCTCTTGATCTTACTTCTGTTGGTTCAATAAGGTCGTCAATCTCTAAATACCACGGACTTAGTGGTGTGTAATATTTAGTTACAGGTGCTGCTAATGTACCCTCTTGATAGAAAGATCTCTGGCAATACTCGTCAATCATACGGCTTGCAGCAAGAATCGCTGCTTGGATATCATTATCATCCAGGCTGTCTTCAATCTGCAGTGCATTTCTCACATCTGCCAATGTCGTATAGACATTATTAGGCTGTGAACTCTGTGCAAGCGTAGGTCTACTCATTTATTCCTCTTTTCCAGTTTAGGCAACATAGCCTTCTCCGTCTTAGGAGTAGCACTTGCTGTCTCTTTCTTAATCTTAAAGATATTTTTAATTCTTTTCATAACTTCCTTTTTTTAAAAAGAGTGGGCCATTGATGGGGATTTCTCTGACCCACTCCTCCTTAGATTTCTCTAAGTATTACATAGATAAACTATGTAAACTTTAGAATGTTGGTGCTACTAGACCAGTACCCTCAACGATTGAGAATGCTCCTGGATAGCGACCTGCAGTTGCTGCAGCATAGCCGTATACAACTGACTTGATTGTGAGTGAGCCTGCACCAGTTGCATCAAAGTTCAATGCGAATGGTGATCCTGCTTGCTCCCATAGGTGGAATTCTGGTGCTGTTACGCAATAGATACGATCTTCGTTTCCACCTGCTCCAGCGTTTGTACGAACATTTGCATCAGCAACGATTGGTAGACCCATCATTGAGTAACCTGAGTTACCGTAGTATGCCTGTCCTGCACCTGTTGCGACTGAGTTCATTGGTCCGTTTAGTGTTGGAACAACAAGTGGACGACCTGAATTGTCTACTGCTGCAAGCAAGAATGCCAGACGGCGTGGGTGCATTACCCAGTGTGTTGGGTTCATGAACGCATCTGTCTGTACTTGCTGGTAAGCATCTGCCAACTTTGGATATAGTAATTCAACTGTTGGTGATGCTTCTGTAAATGTTACAACATTAGTTCCTGGTGTTGCATCAAGACCTAGGATAGAACCTGATGTTCCGTCACCGTTAAGGATCTGGTTGTCAAGTGTTGTGTGCCATCCACGGATAAGATCCTGAATGATAAACTGGTCAATACCTGTACCACGCTCAATAGCCTGCTTTGAGATATCCTGTTGACCTGCAATTGTACGAACATTCACAGTAAGTAGTGTATCGTCAGCATTTGTATTTGAGACAGCATCGTTTTCAGCAGCCTGAATTGCTGTTGATGTACCAGTTGTCATGCGTGAGATATTTAGTGTCATACCTGCTGCTGGAAGTAGCATCTTGTTTGTTGCAAAGTCTGCTGTTGGGCGACCTGCACGAGCAAGTGGTGCTGCTAGATCAACTAGGTATTGTGGAATTACGAGACCAGCAAAGTTGCCAGTTCCTACTGAGCGACGCTCAACTTCCTCTTCACGAGTGTGACGAGCAAGACGCTCTTGTGCTGCATAGTCATTGCTGAACTTAGCAGTAAATGCATCCTTTACGAATGAAGCATCTGTGTCTGCAGAATATGTACGGGCTTCACGAGTTACCTTTGCTCCGCCAACCTTTGGCATTGCAACTTCAGCAACTGATGATCGTGCTTCTGCAGCCTTTGTGTCTGCTGCTGCCTGAGCAGTCAACTTTTCAATCTTTGAATCTAGTGAGCGTGACTCTTCAACAAGGGTATCAACCTTTGCTGATTCATCTTCTGTAAGGTCTGTACGATTTTCTGAAGCAACTGCCTCAAGAATAGCATCCATTTCAACCTTAACTGCATCACGGCGTTCAATTACTTTGTCTAAATAAGACATTTATTGTTCTCCTTTGTGAGTTTGTTAGTTTGAGGTGGTGGTTATGGATTTCACGACGCTTACGGGTGTGAACCTAACTCCGACTTCTACCTATCTTGTTAGATAGGAATATTATTTTATTGTGTTTCTCTTTGCTTGTGCTAAGCGTAGAGACATTGATCTTGGCATGTTATCTGGAAGGAAATTAAGAACTGAAGGAAAATCTCCAACAATCTTTCCACCTTGTCCAGGAACATCTACAACATTTAGAACATTAGCAGCCTCTTCTTGTGCTTCTGGAAGTGGATCAATGTATGTTAGTTCAGACATTTTGTGTCCAACAAGAGTCTCAGTTGCTTCCCAGCCACTTTCTACTTCTCTGTATACACGAATAAGAACTGCTGGATCTCCTTCTTCTGCTGTAATGCTGAAATCTGAGTTAGGAACATTAATAGATCCTTCTCTCTTAATTTCTACAATACGGCCTCTTGCAAGACCACCAGATGAATTCCAACGAACAAAATCTCCTACCTTTTCACGGCTTTCTGATTCCATTTCATCTTCTTCAACTTGTTCTAATGGAGACATAGAATCATCTTCCATCTCACCTTCACCAAACAGCATAGCCATTACTTCTACTGCCTTCATGATATATTCATGGCCTTCAGATAGGTCTCCAAAGATTTGTTTTAATACTAGTAGGGATTCGCCTGTTATTTCTCTGCCTGCCTTTATTTCATGCATGGCTCTTTTAATTAATTCTCTAGCCTCTACAGAAGTTGCTGTATATGCAGGATATGTGACGATTGATACATCTCCATCAGAAAGGCTTACCTCAGTAAGGGTTCTTTCTGAACGATCCTTGCTCCAGTTCTGGCGAATTACTCTGAATGCAAATGACATTTGATCAACATCTCCACGCTCAACAAGAGTATAGAGGTCTCTTGCTTCTTGTGTGTTTGCTAATTCTGCTTCAAAGAATAGTCCTTTTTCATCTTCAGACAATCTCATTGTACCGTTTTTGGTTCTGGCCATAGGTAATCCTTCGTGGTTAACCAATAAACGAACATCTGGTGTCTCAGATAGTGTTTTTCTAAATGCACCTGGTGCAATCTTCTCAATGAATGGCAAAGGAACAGATGCTTCGTTAAACACAGCAGCATAACCTGCCATACGCATAGTACCGTCTTCTGCCTGTCTTGCCTCTATGTCTCTGACCGTAAAGGTACGGCGTTCTGTCTTCTTCATCTTGCTCCTTGCTTTATTAGTTTCATTATCTAATTTATCAATTTGGCGTTGTGCCCAATCCTGAGCAGCATCATCAAAGTCTGCGTTGCCACCCCAAAGTAGCCAAGCAACTAATCCTGCACCAGGATATCCTGGATCTGAGGAATCTTTATTCTGTGGTGCTTGTCCATCTGCCTTGTGTCTTGCGAACCAAGGTGCCATCTTTCTTACTTTATCATCAGAGATACGACCTGCTGCCATCTCTCTTGCTGCTCTCTTGGTACCTTCAGTTAAACCGTCGCCACCAAAACCTTCTGCCAAATAATCCAGGCCTCTTTGTGCATTGTTCTTTATGAACTCTGGAACATTTTCTACTGGCATGTTAGTCCTTAACCTCATCACTATAAGCAGCCTTTGGATCTGTTGGATCAACTAAGGATACCTGCTGTAGTTGTGCTGAAGGAAGTCCTGTGTGATTTAGATCTGTCATATCTAGCATCTTAGCCACATCATCTGGATTGTATCCAACTTGTACAAGTATAGAAGCAATCTCAGCCTTCATCTTATCTCCAACAAGTGGTGCCTGGTTAGCATCAATGTTCTGTAGAGGAAGTCTGTATTGATCTCCAGATTCTCCAAGTGATGATAAGTCTTCGTAGTTGCGTACATCATTTAGTGACAAGAAGCCTTCTCTTAGTCCCTTTGTATATGCATCAAAACGCTCAATTGTAGTACCACGCAAAAGTGCATCCAGATTAAAGCGAATAAATCCATCTGACTCAGGAAGTAGTGGAGATAGTGCTTGTTCCAAACGCTCTAGCAATGGACGCAATGAGTGTTGTACAAATGAAAGGTTCTGTGCTTCTACAGATGAGTAAGACATTGAACCTGCTACTGGGTGTCCTAGTAGTGTCAATGGGACACGGAAGATTCTCGCAATGTCTTCCACATTGAATTTTCTTACTTCAATTAGTTGTGCGTCAGCAGCGTTTAGTGATAGAGGCTTAAATGCTGCACCACCAGAAAGAATACCAACTTTACCAGACATGTATGGGCCTGAGTGTGATTCTTGCCAGTTAGTAGCAATGTCTCTTGCTTGCTCTGCGTTTAATTCTCCTGCAACTTCAATAACTCCACCAGGATTTGATGCGTTACCAAAATATGATGCAGCATATGTATCAGAAGCCTGTGCAATACCAACAGACATACGGCAAGCACCAATTGGGCTTAATCCATAATATGATCCTGGTAATCTAAATAGTGGGATATGAAGAACTTCTTTGCTTGTCAGAATTTGATCATATAGATTGTTGTCTATATCTTTAACTCTGTATACAAGTGGTTCTCCTGGAATAGGTCTTTCAATTCTTACTTCATTTGGGTTTAATACATATAATTCTGTTACTTCATCATTATCATCTCGTACCGTCAAAATAAATGCATTACCATGTAGGTGTAGAGAAGTAATTACTTGCTCAATAAATTCTAGTCTTGTTGATTCTGGGTTTGGCTTATTTACCCATTCTGGTGTGTAGCCATAAACAGTTGTATATGCAAGACGATTGCGACCTCTGCGTACATATGCACCCATTGGTAATGAAGAAATAGTATCTCCAAGCAGTCTTACGCAAGAATAAACGGTAGATGTACGAATAGCAGATTCTGTATCAACATATGTACCTGTATTGGCTACACCAAATAAAGGACGAGGTGGAATCAATGGAAGTATATATTGACTATTCATATCTCTGGCTTCTTCTGATGCCTTTAGTCTTTTAGATAGACTCATTTGATTACCCTTTTCCCTTAGTTAATTTTACCATGTGCTGATTGCTACTCGCTTCCAAGTATCAGTTGCTGTACATATGTATATGTAGTCTGTGTCATATGTAATTGTTCCTACGGTTCCCGTCGCAGCAGCAGTGGCTGGAGTCTTTGTAGTTAATTGCAAATCACCATAAATTCTTACAGATCCAAGATTTCCACCAGCAGAGTCAAACTTACCCTTGATCAAAGGTGTTGATGTATTTGAGTTAGATATATATAGATTATCAGATGATGTTTCATTTATTCCTGCCTCATATCCAAGGAATAGGTTACGGCTACCAGTTGTATTGAGACCACCTGCTCTATATCCAAGGGCTGTGTTAAATGTACCTGTATTTACAGTTGAAATAGGTATGCTAAATCCAGCACCAGTTAATAATCCTGCTGGTGGTGTTGTAGTTACAGTATTTATAGTAAGAGTTGCTCCTACTACCATTCCAATTCCAGGATTAGCAAGTGTAACTACTGTCACAACTCCACCAGAAACTGTTATGTCTGCAGTTGGAAAAACCCAATAAGAGTTATTATTAGGAAATAAAGATACACCTAAATAAGTTCCATCAGTATAACCAGAACCTGGTGTAATTGCTCCAAGTGTGGCTATAATAGATGTAGTATCTCTAAGTGCTTCTCTACCAATTGCTGTTTGGCCATTTCCTATAACAACTGATCTTAATGTTTGAGATCCCATTGCTGTATTTTGTGAACTAGTTCTACTTGACAACAAAGTGTTTTGTCCATTAGCAACATTACCATTACCAGTTGTATGATTAACCATAGAACCAAGACCAATAGCGTTATTACCAATAGCAGTAGTTGCAAGTTGAAGAACAGATGCTCCAATAGCAATATTAGAGGAACCAGTAGTGTTTAAAGAAAGTGCTGATTGACCAATAGCAACATTAGCCGTTCCTGTTGTATTTGCACCCAAAGCATTTTGTCCAATTGCTGTAATACTACCTGTTGTATTGCTCTGTCCAGCATTAGCACCAATTGCAAGGTTAGCATTTTGTGTATTTGCGGCTAGTGCATTAAATCCAATTGCAACATTTGATGCACCAGTAACATTGCTTCCAAGTGCTTGACTACCAATAGCAACATTGTAACTAGCAGTAGTATTTGCATCAAGTGCATTATTACCAATAGCAATATTCTCACCACCAGTTGTATTTGCAACTAGTGCTGATGAACCAATTGCAGTATTGTTTACACCAGTAGTATTAACATAAAGTGCTCTAAAGCCAATTGCCAATTGATCGCTAACTGTATTAACATTGAGTGCTTGACCACCAATTGCTATAGACCTTGATCCCGTAATATTTGCATTAAGTGCTTGACCACCAAAGGCAATATTGTTACCACCAGTAGTGTTTGCAAGAAGGGTTCCTGAACCATAAGCAAGATTTTGATTACCAGTTGTATTTGCTTCAAGTGCACCATTACCAACTGCCATATTTCCTTGACCAGTTGTATTTGCAGTAAGTGCATTTAAACCAATTGCTACTTGTTGTGACACTGTTGTATTTGCAGCCAAAGTATTTCCACCAATAGCAACATTTCCAGTACCAGTTGTATTATTTTGAAGTGCATTTAATCCAATTGCAAGATTGTTATTAGCAGTTGTGTTGTTAGTAAGTGTATTGTTTCCAATTGCAACATTTCCTGCACCTGTTGTATTATCAAATAATGCTGCTCCACCTATTGCTGTGTTGTTACTTGCAGTTGTTAAAGAACCTAAAGCACCAGCACCAATAGCAGTATTAGTATTACCTGATGTTTGAGCACCAAGAGCAAAGTTTCCAATAGCAACATTATCATCACCAGTAACATTAAATCGCATAACATCTGCACCAATACTAAGATTGTTTCTTCCAGTTGTTGTGTCTACCTGTCCTCTTGAACCAATTGCTGTATTTTGATCACCAGTAGTTAAATTTGAAAGGTTTCCAGAATTACCAATAGCAATGTTACCAAATCCACTACCAGTTCCGTTATTAATATCAATTCCATCAATAGTCATTCCACTTGATACCGTTGGATTTCCAGCACTCATTACAAATGTATCACCTGTACCTGTTTGTGAATTAATACTTGATGTTCCTGAGACTGATCTTATTGGTCCTGCTGTTAAGTCAGATCCTCCAGGTCCCGTCGCACCTGTGGCACCTGTTGTGCCTACACCTGTAGGTCCTGTAGCACCCGTTACTCCTGTATCTCCAGTAACTCCTGTAGGTCCTGTAGGACCAGTGTCTCCAGTTACTCCTGTTGGACCTGTAGGTCCTGTATCTCCAGTAACGCCAGTAGGACCAATGTCGCCAGTCACACCTGTTACGCCTGTAGGACCTGTTACTCCAATTGGACCTGTAACTCCTGTAGGACCAGTATTACCTGTAACTCCTTGAGGCCCAGTCATTCCAGTTGGACCAATGTCTCCTGTAACTCCTGTAGGGCCTGTATCTCCAGTTACTCCAACGGGTCCTGTAGGACCTGTCGCACCTGTTGCTCCTGCAATACCAACGGCACCTGCAAGGTTAACTGACCAAGATGAGTATGTTCCAGTACCTGTAAATGAAGTTACTGTAAAAATTAATGTTCCTGTACCAGGTGTATATGAAGTTACATCACCAATCATCAGGTTTCCTGCATCAAATGCAACTACAACTGTCTGTCCAATTGAATAGTCAACATCTGTGTCTACTAAAATAAATGTTTTTGAACCAGCACCAATTGCTACTGTGCTTAGAGATGTTGTTGCATATGTATCTCCGTCTGCTCCTGATACTCCAGTTGCTCCAGTGGGTCCCGTTTGACCAGTGACACCAATTGGACCTGTGGTTCCTACAGGGCCAGTGGCACCTGTTGGTCCTACATCTCCTGTAACACCAGTTAATCCTTGAGGTCCAGTTACGCCAGTGGGTCCAACATCTCCTGTTACACCTACTGGTCCTGTTACGCCTGTTGGTCCAGTTGGACCTACATCACCAGTTACACCTGTAGGACCTGTTGGCCCTGTGCTTCCAGTTGTTCCTGTACTTCCTGTTGCTCCTGTTGATCCAGTAGGTCCTGTTGAGCCTGTGGCTCCTGTTGGACCAGTTGCACCAGTAACGCCTGCTCCTGTTGGACCAGTTGCTCCTGTAACTCCTGTTGGACCAGTAGGGCCAGTGGCTCCTGTGATTCCAGGTGCTCCTGCAGGTCCTGGTGCAGATACTGTTACAATGTTGTTTGTTTCATTAACAACTACTTGATTTGAAATTGAAGTCATTATCTTGTAACCTCTCCGCTAACTGTGACTTGGCCTTGAATTAAACGAGTTCTAACTCCACCAATACTTAGTTCTAAGTCATAAACATAGAATCCTGGTTCAATGGCTGCTTGCTCGTCTGTTGCTATTAAATTTAATGTTCCTGTTAATGGAACGATTGTGATTCCGCCGTTTGATGTTGATAGAGTCAATACAGGAGTATCAGAATCAAACTTACGACGAATCTGCATCTCTGCTGTGTAGCCAGTTAAATTAACTGGATTGCCGTTTGAATCCTCATATACTACTTGTAGTGTCCATGTAGAACCTTGATCAAGAGTAAAATTATAAATACCTGAAATAGCCATGTTATTCGCCCTTCTCAACAGCCCAAATTAAGAATGAGCCTAGTGTTATAAAAGCCAAAGGAGGAAAGATTAAGAAAACTCCATATGATAAAAGTCCTAGTCCTACAACTTCTGTTGTTGTGGACCAGTCTATTCTGACTTTAGGCAGTTTGAACTTCATATTGCTCCTTATTGTTTTTAGTTATATTGCACATTGACCATGTCTTCATTAGAACCCATAGAATCTAGCCACTGGCTTGACAGGAACTGGAACTGTAGCACGATCATAAGAAAAGATTGCTGCAACGATAGCATCAATCTTCTTTTTAGAGTTTGCTTTTTGAATCATTAGTCCTCTTGATGAGGTCTTTGTAGTAGCATTTGCTACATGTCTATTTAGTGCTTCATTTCCTGAGTGAGTAAACGAACTATTCATAACTGCCTCGTAAAACTTTGCAGTACTTGGGACCATACGCTCACTTGTATTGGGATAACTCACTACTGGCATATTGTCCTCATCAAATAACATAAAAGTTCTAGAATACCTTGCAGGATCAAAGACAATTTCTCTGACACTGTAGTTTGGATTTCTATATGCATCTATTATACACGATTCTACCTCAGCAACTGGAATCCACCAGTTCTGATCTGCATCATCTGGTCTTTCCCAAATTCCAAGAATGTCTAAATGAGGCTTTTCTCCGCCAAGGAACCAGGCAACAACTACTGTGCTATCGCCTGAAAATGATCCATCAAATCCTATAACTACATCTTCTCCAGGAATCTGCTCTCTATCTTTAAGAGTCAAAGAATCCCATGCGTCACTTGGAATCCAAGTCTGTCCTGAATCTGTCCATAGGTTAAGTCTTTTTGTACGAAACTCTGCTTCTGGTGTCAATAGGGATGCTGACTTCATATCTTCCGCAGATAAAATGTCGCCGTAAGAAGGATTTGCCTGTCTCCAGTTGCTTTCATCCTTGTAATTGAGTTTTTCATCACCTTGCCACCACGCAAAAAAGAAGGAAGGATCTTCAACTTCTCCTTTTGCTAACTGTACACCTCTTTGGTACATCTGATAACACAAAGATTCTTTTCCAGAAGAGTCGTATTTCGTTCCAGCAGTGGTTATACCCACAAGCATTGGCTCTAAACGAGCACCCATAGACAGAGACATTGTGTCGTAAAGTTCTCTATTTGGTTGGCTATGAACCTCGTCAAAGGCCACAAATGTAGAGTTCAGACCCTCTTTGGTGAATGCTTCTGAAGAAAGTGCTCTATAAACAGTACCTGAGCCAGGATTATAAATAACATCTCTATAAACTTGCAATACGGCTGCTAGTTCTGGTTCAAGTTCAACCATTCTCTTTACCGTTTTAAAAATAATCTTAGCCTGCTCTTTATCTGCAGCACAAGAATAAATCTGACCACCGTTTACGCCAAGCAATAACTGCTCAAGCACAAGTGTGGAAAGAAGTGCAGACTTACCTGCTTTGCGAGGAATCCCAATCAAGGCACGACGGTGCTTTAGAAGGCCAGACTCATCTTCTGCATATAAATTGATAAGCAGTTCTTTCTGCCATGGGCGTAAGACAAGTTTTTCACCTACATTACCTGCAATTGAGTCCTCTGTAATACGGCATAATGTCTCAGCAAAATCAATAACATCATAACCACGGCTATTGGCTAACTCAAGATCAGATACTGGAGACAGATATGATGGAGGCCAAGATTGTATTTTAGTCTCCATGTCTATCCCTTAAATGCTAACGAGAGCCTATCCTTATCAAAATCAATTTCTATAATTTCTACATTTACATCATGACCAATAGTAAATTGCTCAGGAGTGTACTTACCCATCTTAGATTTGTGTACCAAACCAGAAAGAAGGCCAATAGAAATAAAGACACCAAAGTTATTAATGCCTGAGACTCTGCCCTCATATGATTGGCCAACTTCTAATTGGCTAAACTGCATCATCCTGTCTTCTTTTTGCTCTTGCTCAATAAGGGCTTTTCGTGAGATAACCACATTGCCCTTTTCTTTATCAAACTGGATTATCTTAGCCTCAATTGTTTGGCCAACATAACGAGAGAAGTCTTCTGATCTATCAATGAAAGATTGTGAAGAAGGTAAGAATGCTCTTATTCCAATATCTACAATCATGCCACCTTTGACCAATTTAGTGATCTCGCCAGAGACTACATTATTGTCAGAATTAAATATGGCTTCTATTTGATTCCAAATAGCCTCAACTTCTGCTTCCTTCATAGAAAGAATATACTGGCCTTCTTGGTCAATGCTTATAATACTGGCATCAACAGATTGGCCAATTGAGACAACCTCATGAATATCAATATTGCGTCTGGCAGATACTTCCTTTTTTGGAATAAAGGCTTCAGTCTTACAGCCAATATCTAGAAGGACTCCTTCACGATCAATCTGTACTACTGTTCCTTTGACTGCATCCCCAACATTATATGTCTTCATGGATTCGTCAATTGCCTTTAGAAAGTCCTCTAAAGACATGTCGTTAATTGATATTTGGTTCATTGTATATCATTTCCCCTTGTGGTATGTCGTCTTCTTCAAATATTAGTTTAGCACGATTCTGTCGTTTTTCTAATAACTTATCAATAGATGTTGCGACTCTTACTTCTGCAACTCCAAGTCTTGACCTAGAAACTGGATCAAAGCCCAGTGAGGTCAAAGCATCTGTGTATGCCTTGTTAATTGCCACATATGCCTTAGCATCTGCAGGCTCTGTGGAAATCATATAACGGTCTCTTGCTGCCTCATTAGCATCAGCCAAATGGCAAGCATTCTTAATTGACTCAATATCACTAACAGGGCTAAGCCAAGTTATAGCCACACCCCAAGCACGATTCCATAAATCTAAGCCAGACTGATTAAGATTTTCTGGTGGTGTTGGTATTTCCTTAGCCATTGGCAAATGAGAAATTGTATTTAAATCAGGTAAAGGTCTTCCACCTGGGTTTCCCATGAGTCTTTTAATCTCATTAGGCTTAGGTGGCCTTCCTGCTGTTGGTTGAGCCATTAGTTTATTTTTCCTTTTCTACGAATACCTTTTTGCAACATGGTAGACAAACTTTGTCTAAATGTCCAAAACTGATAATATTGCTATATTATACAGGAAGG